CTTGTATTGGTCACCCTTCATCTTACCAATATACTCTTCTGGAGTAAGTTTCTTTTTCATTATGTCAATAGTTTCTAATCCACCACGTTTATAATGCTCTGGATTTATTTTGTCTGCCATGACTAGACCTCCTGTAGTGGGGGTAATGTTAGATGAGGAAGTTCCCACTCTTCTGGTGAAGGAGTGCCTTGCATCTCAGGTAGTATCTCTGCTATATCTGATTCAAATAAATCATCACTAGCATACTGACGTTCCTGTAATGGAGGTAATGGTTGTTCGTTGTAAGGAAGGATAGCCTCTAATTCATTAGCACCACCACCAACAATTTCTATTGTTACTATGTCTTCACCATACGCACTAAGCTTTGGCGCTTTAGATGCGTACTGTATTGCTCCTAAAAATCCTACCGCTACTACTACTGCTACTGTTCTTGTTATTGTAATCTTCATAACATCTCCTTAAATATAATTGTGAATCTTTAGTAACATACCTAAAGCTATTAATAATAATACATACATACTAATGCCTAACCATAACGAAAATCTTAGTGCAAATTCTCTTTGTTTTTCTGTCATTTTATTCATGATAATAACTACTCCTTACTCATACTTAGATCATAAGAATTACTTATTAAGTTTGTTATAATAGAGTCTTGATTAACCAATAAGGACTACTATTATGTGGACAAAACCATCAGCTACAGAAATGAGATTTGGCTTTGAAGTAACAATGTATGTAATGAATAAGTAATACTTTTAATACACTAACCCTCAAGTTCTCAATGTCATTATAGTCTGAACCAATTCCAAACTACAATGGCCGGCATATGCCGCTTGAGGGCAGTGTAGCCCTTAGTGCCTCTTAAAAAGGAATATCCTCAGCTACCGCAGCAACAGTTTCTGTTGGAGCATTTCTAGTAATATTCACTTCACTTGGTTTATAAGGCTCAGACATCTGGCCTGACATAAAGTTAACTCCTTTAGCAGACGTTCTTACCCAAGCACTTAATGACATTTCCTTACCACCTTCAAGTGTAATAGTTCCAGTATAATCAGGACGATTTGCATTGTCACCCTTATCATTCTTAAATAATACAAACCTGTTAGTGTTATCGTATTGTTCAGCCATCTTTTTACTTCTCCTTATTGTTTATAAAATTTACCGCTTCACTTACTTCAGTTAAAAATTTCTCAACTTCAGTTTCTAAACGAGCTATAAGCTCATCATCTCTATCAACTCTTAATACTAAGAGCTTGTGTTCATCAGGAAAGTCTGGGTGATAACTAACAAAGTCACACCATTGTCTTTCTGGCATACAAGCTAACTGCCATTGTATCTGATGTTGATACTTTATATTGATGTCGTGAGTTGCTAGTGTTTCAGTGTGTGTTAACAACTGAGGACACTTGATCTCAATTAATCCTGTATCACCTACTAATCCATCAGGACTTGCGCCTGCCATATCAATAGTAGGATGGTCAACAAACCCTTCTTCCGTAACATCTACATCCTTTAACAACCCTACTTTGTTTATGTATAAGTTCCTTGCTTCATCCTCATAATCCATGCCATGTTGCATAGCTTGGTTAACGTAAACTGGAACAACATTACCTGTCAATCTTTCTGTTATCAATTGGTTTAAATATTTCTTTCTAGCAACTGTCTTACTAGCTACTGTAGTAACCATACTGGCTGTTACCTTACCTAGTCTGCTAGCAAACCACTCTGGGCTACGTTGTTCCATTAAACATTCCCCCATGAAGACTTAAGTTCTTTGTATAAGGGTATTAACTTTAAACCTTTTTCCCCTCCAATATTTCTGCGAGGTAATGGAAGTTCAATCCTACCTTCCTTTGACCAACGAACTAAACATGGAACAGTTACCCCTATATATCTAGCCACTGCCGATTTAGGTCTCCAAGGTTTTAATTTCATATAATCATTAGCCTTATTTATTAAGGCTTTAATTTCCTCCTCGGAAAAAAGGTGAGAAGGTTTTGATGTATGAATCAATGGAGAACGATGCGGACTAGAGAATACCCCGTTGCTGTTATATTTACCACTCTTCAATGCTTTGCTCATTATTTTTTCTCCGATTTCTTAATAAGTTCCTGAATAATAGGTAAGCATTCTAACCTATCCTTCTCATTCATTTTATTATACAAAGCTCTTGCACCTTCTATGCCTTGCTCCTCAAATGTTTGTTGTACTGCTTCAATAGGAGATCCTAGAGGAATATCTTCCCCACAAAAGATGTATAAACCAATCCCATATAACGATATACCTTTAGCCAAACATCTTTGCATAGCCGTATTTATTTGCATAGCATTAGGATTCTTAACTGGTGCATTCTTAAAATCTAGTACAGGTAAGTAAGCTGTCATTGTTTTACCAAAAGCATGGACATCACACCATACCATCATAGTATTATCAGGGTAAACAGTAGGCTCTTTGTGAGTCCAGGTAGCCTGTTCATCCGCAAGAAGCAGCTGATCCACACAATGGGCCCAACTTAAGTACGTGAAGCGACCTTTCTTTTCAGTAAACTGTGATACATCTAAGCTTCTTAGCTTTTTAAAGAAGCCAGTCATAACATTTTTTATACTCATTTTATTTCCTTATAAATTTTATTGAACGCATCTATCTCTGCAAAAAGATTAAAGCTACGACAAGCTTGAGTTAATGCCTTCTTGCGCTCGGCTTCTTCTATTTCTGTATATAGTGTGTGGAGTTGTTCTTGTTGCTCTAGGTCTGCTTGATTAGTATCAAGTATATATTGGTTGGTTTTCATGTTAATCTTCTCTTTAAAAATTAATGTACATTCATCATAGCATAAGTTAAAACTATTTGCTAATCTTTTTTCTTGCTTCGTCAAACCCTTGTGTTTTAAATACTCTTCCATCCTTACTGGTTGCCTTGTATTGCACCGATCCGAATAGCTTAGTTACTTCTTTAATAAATTCATTGATTGTCATTTTAGATTGTTGCAAAACGTGTCTCCTTATATTGAAATGTTTCAGGTTTAAAGTATAGGCCTACATTGCCTTCCCAACCTACACCATGTCGTTGCTTACTCACTTGAACAAAGCAATCATACTTATTCTTTATCGCTTCTATCTCTTCTGGTGTCTTGTCATCAAGCTTAACTAGGTCTTGCTCTTTACTCTTGTTACGGAATATTGAGATGACGTTGTCACACAAATTAGTGATGTCACTACTGCCCATCACATCAAATTTGCTAGCCTGTTGATGCTCAGACATGGTCTTTCTACTATGTGCCACTAAGAATATATGTACCCCTAAGTCTCTGGCGCATACACAAAGCTTGTTAACAAAGTCCTTTTGCTTATTGTAATCATCTGAGTTAATACCTACTTTGGTCAATGAGTCTATGATAAAAATCTCCACACCAAGTTTCTCTTTTGCATAGTAAATCACGTGCATGACCTTCTCAGGTGTGGTTTCTCCCTCAGAATCATAGATGAATAAATTTTCATTAACTTTATTAAGGAACTGATCTACTGCCAATTGCTCAGGTATAGCGTTACCTGTTTGTTGCAGCATTCTTCCTAAGGTTGCGCGTGGTTGCATTTCAAATGAACCAATAAGGCATTTATATTCCTTTAAGAAATGCAGTATCACAAAGTTTAACCATGCACTCTTACCATGTCCTGAATAGCCAGTAACAATACTTACTTCATGGTTGCGTACCCGGAACAGGTTATCAAACTTGCTAAAAGGTAGCGATCGTCCTCCATTTACGTCTTCGTTGAAGTAATCCATGATCTCACCGCTATAATCTTTAGCTCTTCTGATCTTAGTGTGTTCGGAATTATCCCGTTGTTCAAAATAATTCCCTATCTCACTATCAGATATAACCATCTGGGTTAACTTCTCATCTAATGTTGTCATATATTCCCTTTAATTTTCCTGTTAACTTAAACAGTTTTTGTCTGTCTTCCTCTTCCAATGCTTCCCCATCATTCAATGCTTTGCTACACAGGGCTATGAATAATACATCATCCTTAATAGCTTTCAATACTCCATAAGGATTAAACTTTATACGATTGCGTGGCTTCCACTCATTGTCTATTCTGGTAGGCATAACATCCTCCCATGACAATCCTGCCGCACCCAATACATCTTCCCATGAACATCCTGCAAAACAGTTACCGATTAGCTTGTCCTCTTTAAACTTGAGGCCTAAGCTAGCAGATCTATCATCATGAGAAGGACAAAGGCATTGGTACTCACCCTCACCAGACTTATAGACCTTGTCAAATCGCGCTAGTATCTCGCCTCGCTCAATCATTGTTAACCTTCTCATAGATCATTTCTCTTATCTGATACTTGCGCCCTAGAGGAACTTCATTCTTCCTCCAGTGCCAACAACATTGCCTTGTTACCTTTAACTTCTTTGCTAAGGTAGGTATATTCATACCCAAAACATCTAATGCAATATCTAATGTGATGTCATCTATCTCTATCGCTTTCAAATTACTCTCCTTTAATGTTGTACATATTGAGTTTTAACTTTACCATCATGATATTTATCAAGCTCTTTATATTCTCTACTTTCTTTAAGAGCAAACTCCTTAGCAAAATCTATTAATTCATTTACTGCCTTTTCAGAAGGAGCAAATACATATGAAAAGTTTAATATGCAAGTAATAACTCCAGCTAAATGATTTCTATTTAACTTGTTATCGGTAGCTAGAATATCACCCAAACTACCTACTAATTCCAATGCTAAATCATACCCTTTGTCAAAATCATTGACTCCTTCGTCAAAATCATTTTTTGTATCTTTCATTACGCGATCCCCTTTAATATATGTTTAATAACTTCTACTGTCCAACCATTTCCAATCATCTTGTATCGTTGAGTATTAGAAACTCCATCTGTGTAGCCATCAGGAACAGTTTGCAATCTTTCACATTCTAATGGTGTTAGTTTTCTGTAATAATGTTGTTT